AGGAATTTAGACTTAATTGGAGATCTATACGGCGTTTCAAGAAAGTCAGTTACAAATTTTGTTGCAGAAGAAAGACAATCTTTTAACGTAGAATTCTTTATAGATAAACCCCACAGCGGAGCAATAACAATACCGGCTGGGACATTATTATACAATGACGTGTCTAATTTCACAACTAAACAATACAGCTACAAATTATCTTCGACTGTTTCCATACCAGCTGGCGCTACAAGATCCTATGGTAGGGCTGAACCAAATTTCTCAGACAACTCCTATGTTGCCCCTAAAAATTCGCTCACTAAACATAACTTTATTGCACCCCCAACAGTAGTTGTTTTCTCCAACAACCCTAAGGAAATTTACTCCAACATTACATCAGAAGCTGATGATAATTATCGTAGAAGAATATTAGCTTCCATGAAGACTAAGGCTCCAGGCACGGTCGAATCCGTAAGATTCGCAGCCCTTTCAGTTAAGGGGGTCAAAGATGTAAGAATACGTGAAGCCTCTTATGGAATAGGGTCGTGCGATGTTATTGTAGTCCCCGAAGTCTCATCTGCGATTAAAGCTCTGCCACAGGCAATCCTGGGTGCAATCAGTGCGGTTAAGCCTGTTGGTGTCAGATTTAATGTAAGAATAGCAGAAAAAATTAGTATTAACGTTTCAGCTACAATAACCATTCCTTCAGGTAACTCAGATACAGTAATCAATGGAGTACGGAATCAAGCAGCAATGTTCGTCAAGCGATATTTAAATTCAATGACTATTGGAAATACTGTTTCATTATCTGAAATAGAACAACAGATAAAGCTTTCTTCCGATCTCGTAAGAGGAGTCACTATTAATACATTTACGGCTGATGGCAAAGAACTACCATTAAGAGATTTTATGCCAAATAGTATAAAAGAATACATTACAGCTGGAAGTGTGAATATATATTCTGTTATAATAGGATCTTCTAATTATTAAAAAGGTTTTTGCATGAAGCAATATTTGTTACTTTTAAAAAGTTCTGATTTTAATAAATCTGGCAATATCTGGACCACTGACTCTATAAATTTATATAGCAATAATCAGTATAAGAACTACTCATCTACAAGGTCACCATCTGGTTTAAATTTAATAGGCGATAGAACATTCGTCGGAACAGAATTGACTTCACCATCTACAATAGGTGGCCACACTCCGCTAACCTCCAACGCTATATATATGACAGATATCGGAGAAGTAATATATGAAGAAGCTACTCCTACGGTTCAAAGATTCATAGACACTTCTTCCAGGGTAGATATTTTAAGTTACAGGCATATTTTTACGAATATACCAGGAACCATATCCCCAACCTTTAATCTTCAGATGTACGAATCAGATAATGAAAATGGACCGTGGCTAAAATCTTCCCTTCGTGGAGACACCAATGCTATTTTTATCAGAAATGCAAAGCCGTACATAAAATTAGAACTTCAGGTATACGCTGATGAAATAGATATTAATCAACTTGGTTTAGTATTTTATTTAGAAATAGGAATTTATAATCCAATTTCTCCAACAATATCTAATTCCGTAAGAAACATTCTTAAAAGATTTCCTTCTTGGACAGCATTATTTGAAGATTCAATGGCCGATGCCACGCCAAGTTTGGCAACCCCCAACTCAACTGGTGGTGCATTTCTAAATGCCCTAGTTGGAGAAAATCTAGATTATATATCCGGTAAGATCGATCTATACGGAATTAATGCTTATATCAATAGCGCAGATATCAACGAACTAGCATGGTGCTATGTGTCGTATAATGTGCCAGCTAATATGAATACAATAGTTGGCGATGATATACCGTTAAGTAGAGTTTCTTCTTTATTAGAATTCTTTAGTTCTCGATCCACAGATTATGTATTTTATTACAATGCAGTGGATCGTCAAATCATAACAATGAGAAATTTTTCAATATTAAAAGTTAATAACATCACATATGCTCAAGACCCTTTAAACATATATAATGACTTTGATGAATTTGGCGCTCGAGTTAGCCTGCCGAGACTTAATCTAGAGTCAAACTCTAATTATAAAAAAAGAATTTTAGATGTCGCTAAGAACATTCCCGGTGTCTCTATGGACGCCTACAAGAAAACTCTTAGAAGAGAGTTGGACCTATGGAGAGCATATGGTTCCACGCCGGATTCTGATTATTCAGGCGCAACTCCAGAGATTTTAGAAATATCTGATATTGAATCTTCAGCAGATTATTTCTCCGAAGATGGTAAGCCACTTCCAGCCTTTAAGCAGTTAGTAGAAGAATTAAATATTAAATATCCAAGTAATTTAGGATATGTTAATTGGGGCGATGGAGTATGGGATTATGCGGGAATACTAGGTGAAGGCATAAGCAGAATTGCAGCCATTTACGATACGGACACAGATCTTCCAGCAGCATATTATCAACCCGGTGTTGGTGATTTTGATGACGCTAAATTAATTATAGACCCAGTTGAAGCAGCAACGGTATCATTTTCTGGGCATATTGAAATTGGAGGAACAAAGATAAGTAGCACCCCCTCGTATGTATACTCTCCGGTAGATATACATTATTCCTGGTATTTAAATTATACTAAAACAGTTTCAGATTATGAAGCAGGTCGGGCGGATAATAGAGGTGTAGCACTAGCGTATGAAATTGTGATTCCGCCTCACGATAACTACGCAGCAACAAATACTTTTTATACCAATCTATCTTATCTGGATAGAGATGATATGTACGTTGGAAATAGATTCTTATCTACTCACTCTGCAAGTCCAGAATTTAGTGTGATAAAAATATTTGATCAAGATGGATTAACTTTAACTGATCTTGAGTTTAGAAATAAAGTAACAAATGATCTTTATTACAATACGGATGCAACTCCAGCATCAAATTCAATCAGCGTATATGATGCAGCCAGCGTTAAAACCACGTATAGCGTAAGATGGAATCAGGCAACACAATCATACGATACAGTCCAAGTCGCTGGCTACAGAGCTTCTTTCAATACTTCGCCTATAGCATATAAATCTAATCCAAGCGCCAATACCTCCACCACGCTAACATCACCAAATATCGACTATGTAAATGCAAATCTACTGATCGGGTCGACCGTTTATTCGACTAAGCAAGAAGTAAAAAATTCTGATGTATTAACTTCTAATATTGTATTAAACTCCATAAATGATATATCTGCTTCCGGCAAAGAAAACAAAATTATATCTTTTAAAGATGATTTATTAGATAAGATCATATATCCACCCGGCTCATCTCTAAATTACCTATATATAAATGCAGCTACGCCATTAGTGCAAGATCTTTATCGTTCTGGATCGTATTCTTCCCATGGCGGATATGCAATAGATCCATATACTGAAAATTCATATTTGGTTCCATCATCTCCAAATATTAAATATGGTTTTTATGCATCAAATAATACTTTAATAGGATCTAAAGACTATTTAACATCTGCAACAGTAAACTTCTCTTCTACTACTCCTAATTACATTCTTATTGACGCTGGAACTCCTTCATCTCATTATCCTTTCGATAAGATTACTAATGAAATATTCACCGCTACCACAACACCCAGTATATTTAGTGGTTATATTGATGAAAATAATAATACTTATAATAAGATAAATGAATCAAAAAATTACTTCTATAATCAAGATAAATTCTTGCAGACCATTGATTTAAATAGAACTTCTTTTAATCTAGATTTAGAAGATATTTATGATATCAATTATGTTAAATTAGCAGCGACGCCGAATAGCATAGAAGCTTATGTTGATAATCCTGAAGTCTTATTAAATAGTCTAAACTCTTCTATATCTTCAAATGAAAAAATATATGTAAATGTCAATGCTAAAAGAAATAATCTAAATGAAAGTTCATATCTGACTGGATTAAATACTGGCTGGTTGTATCTCGATCAAGATCAGCACTACATCTATGCTAATCCAGTAACCCAAAATCATACTGGAAAGTTTTTTAATATTGAATTAACTTCTATACCTAGATTCGGTGCACCCATAATAGTCAATGTTGCCAATGATTCAGCTACACCAGCTGTTCAGTATAGAAATTTAATATTTACCGATTCAGCTACACCAGGTAAGGCAAGTTTTTATAATACTGAAAATATTCTTGGAAATAGTGGCAACTCTTTATATTTGGCATATGAAAATATATCTAAAATATCTGTAAAAGATTTATATACAGGAAAAACTTTATATAATAATTTGAGTACGGCAACTAATGTCATTTCGCCATTTTCACAGGCTACCCCATCAATCCAAGGTAGAGAATACGAAGTCGTATATTATGTTAATAACGCTTTTTATGTAGATAAAGATGTCTATTCCAGCTCAAAAGATTCTTACGTAGCTAACTTATACTTGTCTACTACTCCTTCAACTGTGTCACCCACTCCTTCTTATGAGATAGTCTATGAATCAGATTATATGAATAATTATAACAGCATAGATCTTGATATAAACCAAGTTAGTAATCCCTTAGAAGAAGGATATGTTTATATTGATACTAACGAATATGAATTTGGATCGATAGATGCTTATTTGTCGCCGGCACATATAACTGATTCACCAGAAGATTTGATGTATTTATCCATAGTATCTTATGATATTAACGGAAACTTAAAGCCAAATATGGAATTTAATATTTATGGTACAGAGATTGAAGCCGAAGATCCTCAACTTCAAACAAATGATAATGGTTTTGCCACTACCATAGTTAGATACACTGGCGCCATACCCGCTACATTGGATGAAAGTTCCATATATATTTCCGGAGCTGAAGCCACGGCGACCGCTGGTTTCGAAAAAGCAATACCATTTAAAATACATATGAATAATAAATTTCATTTACAGGTCAAAGCGACACCAGTAAGATATTCCGTCCAAGCTGACGGGGTAACAAATGTATCAATTGTAGGTAGGGTTTATTGGAAAAATAGACCATTTGAACACGCAATAGATTTAAATTGGATCAAGGAAAGAACTTTATTAGATATTTTTGACGGAACGCCCGCAGATAGTATAACAACGAATTCTGACGGCACTTTTTCAATAAACAATAGTATTACTTCTGAATCGAATACCAATCCTGGTCACTGGTTCCTTAAGATTGAGATTGATGATCCAACTGTAGTCAGAAATTTACTAATAAGTGATGGGGAAGATTTATCTCTAACTGCCGTTACTATATCTGGTGATATTGTTTATTGGAATGAAGCTTACGATAATGTGCAGTATGCTAGCGAAGGACTGCCTTTACCTGGTTCATTTATCCACAGCAAGCAGGCTGGCTCAGATCTAACTGCCACTCCTAATTTTGTGTATAAGTATTCAGATTCTTCTAGCGTTATTGCAAATGGTGCTACACCAAATTGGATTCCAGAAAAATGGGTTCCATTAAGAAAATTTGACCAATATCAATTAAAGCTATTTGGATCAACTCCAGAATATATAACAACCTTAGAGAATTCTCATCCAGATTATGAGGAACAGTAATGAAAAAGTTTGAAAATTTAACAACAGATGGCAATGAAAAGTCAGTTAAAATTGGCAAGAATGTTCCTACGGAAGCTGCTGGCATATCATGGTTTTCCTCATCAAAGGTGAGTCCAGGCAGCAACATCTCTATAGTTGATATATCTGGAAGCATACAGGAAAATAGAATTACAAATGAAGACGGATTACAGGCGACTATAGCTTTTGCTGACGAACTAGGCTTCTTAAGAAAAATAGATGGAAGTTATAATTTTCCAAGTAATGATATTACTGTTGGAAATATTTTCCTAAACAGACCAACAGACACAGAAAAAATAGATATCACTAAAACGGACGCAAGTGACTTTGTTCACTATATGTATATCAGCAGATACTTTATTACTGGTCCCGCAAATATGTCCCTAATATCTTTAAAGCAATATGTTCCGTTTGAATCAATTAAAGATCTTAATATAAAAGTTTTGGGTGCAGATAACAAACAGTATGTAGACCCAATAACTAATATCAAAAAATACAGAATTCTTTTAGAACCATTTAAAACTTTAAATAATTCTAAAAGCAACAAATTTCCCTATAGAATTATAGTTCTTCTTGATTCAGATGAACCTAATAATTTAAAACTAGTATATGACAAAGTAGAATGCGATGACAACGCAAACATATTTAATTTAAATATAAATTATACCGAAACAATAAATGCTATTCCATACTTTTATGAAGTTCCAGAAGAGTCATTTGTTATAGATGATAACTATACAGATAAAAATAATTTTTCTATTACAAAAATAGATCATAAATATCGCACTTTAATTTCCCAAGTAAATCAAGAAAGTGGATATCAAATAGTTGTACCGTCAAAAGCTATTAAGGATTATAGAAGTTTTGAAGTTTTTAACTGGCGCATGATTGCCAGGACAAGAAATAATATTAATTTCGATCAGGTTAACTATGGTTCAGAAGTGGATTCTTCTGGCACTATTATGCAGAAAACTGTTAAGGTTGGAGTCCTCTATAGTGGATCTTCAACTAGTGTAATACCCAATTCCTCAATTAATCCTTATATTTTTGGAAGATTGCAAAACTCTCCGTTTAATTTGGCTAAATATACATTCGTTAATCCCAACGCAAAAAGCACAGACAAAACATTAGCTTCCTATTGGAAAATAGATATAGATGATATTGATGATCTTATGGGTTATGACGTTTTAGCATGGTCTCCTACAACAAAAATAACTGCAAATCAAACCGAAAAAATTCGAGAATTTCTAAGAAAAAATGGAACTCTAATTCTTGATATGAGCAGTGCCACAGGCAGCTTCTCCGAGCTGAGCGGACAACTGAGTGTAAGTTCTGCAACGACTTCATCTAGCTATGTAGATACTGTGGATACTAACGTATTATTAGATAACACTAAAAATGGTGGATGGACGATACAAGATGGTATCTTTGAAAAAGATACCTATGGAATATATGGATCTAATTATTCATATAGAGGAAACGCTTTTAAGAGATATAAATACTTCGATAGTGTCTGGTCAGGCAACGAGTTTTTAAAGTTAGGCGCAAACAGTAACACAGAACATAGTGTAGGCATAGTAATACCCTACCCCAATAGTGGAGATTCACTATCTCGAGGCAATATTGTAGCAACAACGTTTCCACTAATGCCTTATTGCAACTCTATCTATAGCGTAAATAGTCCCGAGCAAGTAGCGGATTCAAACTATAACTCGACTGCAGCAGACCCGAGTGGGACTACGTTGTATTCTGGTATCGTTGAAGGTCCCTTCAAACTCTTGTACAACACAGTCTCTTATGCCCTATACTGCAGAAGCCGAGCAGGTAAAAAAGAAATAGATATTAGAAGTTCTTTATATAATTTTATCACACAGTGGGATTCATCATGGACCATGGACGAAGATGCACTATTTGAGGATGAAAGAGATCAATATTTTACAAAATTAGAATCTGAATCTAAATATGTCAGAGATATCATAAAAAATAATTCTTCCATTTTTGATTTTTATAAATCATCTCTAACCAACTTCTTGCCGCCGGTACAAGCGGAAATAGTTGGTAATTTATCATCATCTAATGTCGAAATATATATAGAGGTAACAAATCCTGACGTTTTGATAACTAATGCGACATTAGATGATCCCAATGACAGAATTAACCCTGCCGAGAATATACCTTCATCTTATTATTTGTTTAAAGTAACAAATCCAGATAAAAAATGTTACGCGTATACAAATAAAGTTTCGCCACAGTTAACAATACCAAGTAATTTTGGCGCCTATGCAGTTATAGATAGCCAATATAGTACTTCTGGTACACGAAGATTAAAGAATCAATTAAATGTACTAAATTCTTTTAGATCTTATCCATTTAATTTAACATCTATATACAACTATGCAAGAGCAGTAGATAAGCCCGTAGAATTTGATGTAACTTTAGGCACCTCACTAACGGCGACGTTCAACGCCACACTGAAAGAACAAAGAGCAGTTACAGGAAACCCTACTCTACCTAGTGGAGAAGTAATAAATACTTTCGTTAGTTGCAAAGATTTTATATCAGCTATTGATGATGGAATAGCTGAAAGGTCAACGGATACTTCCATTGCAGATAATGTGTTCCCATATACTGGCGACATAGATATTCATAAAGACACTAAGATATGGACCTCCAATGGCAGTCCAACTGGTGAATATGTAAAATATATACAGTTTACCCTATCCGCTCATGGTTCATATAAGTCCGCAGTTGATGGGATCTATGGTCCCCTTACTGCGGCAGCAGTAAAAAAATTCCAAAAAGCGAACGACCAACGATGGGAAGATGGCAAAGTTGATAGTGAAACTAAATGGTATTTAGCTAAATTTTGGCTTGACATGAGAACTAGTAATCGCACATTATTTGATAATTTGGGAACGTTTGTTTCCGATAACGTTCCCGACGTCAAAAAATACATCAATGCCGTAGAAGCTATGGGTGTTGTGTCAGGTCTTGAAAGTAATCAAACATATAGGAAAATAACTTTTACAGGATTTGGCGGGCCAAGTGAAGCTAGAGATACTATATTCTTTAAAGTTCCAACAGCAAACTTAAAAACTGTAACTTCAATAGAAATTCAAGCCGATGATAATCCACTTTGGAGAAATTTTAGTATTGTTGCGTATGGATGGTCCTCTTCAAAGACCACTGATATATTCAAAACAAATGTGCGTTCAATAAACGCAAACGCATTAAACAAAGACGTTAAGATTCAAATGGGCGGAATGCCGACGGCAGACTGTCATTACATGTGGGTATCAGTTGTCGGAAGATCAGTTGCGTATTACGGCTATGGTGAAGGTTTTGGCATTAAAGCAATTATAGCTAACGGAACCACTATCAAAGTGGTTGATCCTGGTGAAGATCCAGTCAATGAAGTACCCGGCATACCTGCTCGAGAGACTCTTGTGACTGCAACAGTGGTCTCTGAAGAAACTCATAATAACATAACAACTGCTTTGAACGCAGGCAAAACATATACTACCTCCAACCTAACTAGGAGTGCTTCCTATGTTAGTTCAATTACCTATTCTGATCCTCAAATTTTTGAGGGAACTAAAACTATTAATTTTACAAACAATCAATCCGAAATTATAGATGTTTATAAATTAAACGATAATACAACTCATACTTTTGACAATCTGATGATAAATTTTGCAAATGCGCCAACAACAGTAACACTAAATAGTGCAGCTATCACTACAGTAACTTCTAAAGGGATTACCGTTACGGGAAACCCTGTAACGTTAACAACATCAGGTAATCAGTATAGCTTAACTACTTCAGCCACTTATTATAGTGGAAGTCAAATATTTAATATTACCAATTCTTTAACAACTGGGTACAAACTGAGGACAATTGACGGTCGTATGTTTTCTGATTCAAGAAACTCAGTAGATGTTAATGACGGAATTTTATTGCTATGCAATGTAGATAAAGCACCTTATGGGATGCCAACCTCAGCTCAAATCAATACGCAATTAACAGGAATATCTTCAATAAATAGTGAAGAGATAGATTTAAGGTACGGTTCATTTATAGTAAAAAATGAAATTCAAAATCCAGACGGATTCATTTATGGTTTTTATGATATCAGCCAAAAGGAATTTTTAGGAGATCAAATAACTTACATAGACATTGTATCTAGAGGTGTCGGCAATATATTTATTGGAGTCTGCGCAATAGATGCAGACGGCAATACTCAAAATAAAAATGAATACATTGGCCCAACATTAAACACGAAATTCAAGCCAGTCAATGTTCCACTTAGAACAATAGCTCCAGTATATTCTGTCAAAACTAATTCTAATTCTGCTATTAAAGTTGGAAAAATGAATGATAATTTATCCAAGTTCAACGCATGGCCACTACCATTAACTACTGGAAGTTTCTGGAAAAAGATTTTTATTTCTTCTGAACATAAATGGACTGGATGGAAAGCCAATTACACCAATCAAGAATTAAATGCAGAGTACACAACAATTAATGAATTTGAATCTGCATCGTCAGAACTATTTGGTTTTGGGCATCAGGACATTGTTAACGAATCTCCATTGATACTTACCTCTAATAAAATTCAGGTAAGCTCCACGCCGATTTTAGCTTGGAATCATCCTACTAATAATAGAAATTCAATAGTTGGAATTATTAAACCTCAAATTAAAATTTACACTAGAGAATCCGTATCTTCGGAATGGGTAGAGATTACATATTCAGAAATTAGAGATATTAATTGTTATAGTGGTTTAATAGAATTCAATAAGAATATAATACCTCAAGATTCTGAATTAGTTAAAGTTAACTACACAACAGTCAATAGGGATATTCTCCTTAATCACATAAATGGAGTGCCAATTCCACTGAATCCTGTTTTGAATTCTAATAATGTTTACTACGATCAACCGTTGTATGTTTATGTGCTTCCAAAAAATATCTATAAAAAACAAAATATTCAAAATAATACAAATAATCTAATTAAAATTGAAGATCATTCATATGATTCTGTTATTAAATTCACTTACGACGCAACCATTTTTGACAATAGATCGTCCGAATATGATCCGTTCGCCCTACCAATAGCGACTATTTATGTAACCAATAATCCATACAGCGCAGCTCCAGACACCGTAGACCTAAGATTAAAGGGTGGAGGGATAACTATAGATAAAACAAATTATGAGTTATTAGAAGCAATTCCCGAGGTACTATCTTTCTGGGATGTCTATAGTCCATCTGGCAAAGCCTATAATAAAGGTGGATATGTTATAATTAGAATACCAAAAGAAGTTAAAGATTATTTTGTAGACCAAAAAGAAATCTATAATATTATATCCAATAATCTAACAGCTGGTATAGCTTACGAGCTTCAAGACATGGATGGGAACAGTTGGAACTGAGATGCTGAGAAATTTACCTGATACAATTAATTCATTTTCCAGTTTAAGTAAAACTACTGTTACTTCTTTAATTAAAAATATGAAAGTTGATAAAATTGAGATTGGTTCTTTAATTCAAAAATTGTCCGGATTCTCTTCGGGAACTAATTTTGCAGCATCTGCTATTGCACCTTTGAGCAATCTGAGTAAAGAAGTCTTAGTTGAACTTTTTAGGGATTCTTCTTTGCGCTTGAATAATTTATACAATGGAGCCAATTCAGCTGGACTTGCGCTAAATTCCATGATAGATGTTCTTTCTTCTGAAATAGAAAAAATTGAAAAAGATATCAATGATCTAGAAATTTTTATTAACAATTATGAATATATTTCAGGTAAAGATGATCTATATAACGGTAATTATATTGAAAAATTTGATAGCAGCTTATATGATTACTCTTATGATGGTTCTAACTTTGTTATTCCCGATAGAGATAATGCACCATTTGTTAATGGTGGAAATTATTTCATAGATACTGTTAGTGGAATTCTTAAAATGGGCAATTCTCATTCTAATAAAAATATAATCAACAATATTAAATCAATTAATATAGCTTCTAATTATGGAAATTATACAACTACTGATAGTGATTTCAATAATTTATTCAATGATAATCTAAAAGATTCTTGGAATTTAACTATTAAGAGTCCAATAGTTTTAACATCAAATATAATTAATTATTTACAGTATTTAGATACATATGATTACAGTAAGATTAACGGAGCACAAACAGCTGTGGAAGTAGAGCTTGTTTCTGGAATTAATATTGATACAATAAGATTAAACCCAAACCTTGGAAATGGACTGCAACTCCTGCAGATCGTTACCTTTAATCCGCCAAATACAAACTCATCGAATCTAAATGCAGCCGATTCGTACAATCTATTATTGTCTACACCAAAAAATCTTGATTCAAGATTAGAAATATCTTTTGAAAAAAGAATAATTAATAAATTTATATTCATCTTTAATCAATCATCTTATATTAGAACTAAGATGACACCAATAACTTCTGAACTAAATTCAAAAAATATTCAGTTGTTTATTAACGAAAGATTAAATGAAAGAAGTAAAAAATTTAGCTTGATGCAAGATCTAGTGTATTGGCACTTCAAGAGAAATAATACAGTTAATGGTTTGTCTAAAAATCCAAATGGAGAAAACGAATATTATAGTTATAGATTCCCTAAAGATCTCAATGAATATTCAAAGATGATATCAGATGAAATATTTAAGGCAAATAATTTTGATTTAAGCGACAGAGGTGGATTATTCAATTCACCGATATTCAAAAATCTATTCTACAATATAGTATCTAATCTGGATTCTAATTATTCTAATATATATTCTAATTACTTTATAGAATCATCGACGTCTAAGAACCCCCAGCAAACACTAGCCTACCCTGGAAATATGATGCAGGGTAACAGCAATAGTATGTCAGATCAAAAATATCAATTTTATACACAATCTAGTTCTTATGGAACTGAGCAGGACGCAGTATCAGCTCTCCTAACTAAGGAATCTCCAGATTGTTATGAGTATATTTTTTCTCTAAAATCAATAGAATTTTTAGAAGGTAACTCTTTAAATGTAGCTAAGTCTTGTTTTGTCAGTAGAAAAATTCCAGTAAATGGTCAAATCTTAGCAGTTAAAAGTAAAGCTGAAGTTATTAAAAGTTCTGTCAATAATGAAAGAGTAAGTAGTTTTAATTTAAATAACTTATTATCTTATGAGCTTTCTATCTCAAATAAAGAGAGTCCCAATAACGAATTAGATTGGGTGCCGATAGCATTTAATTCTGAAACTACAATTGATTCCGAAGTAATGTTTTTTGACACTACAGATTTTTCAGCTGGGTTAAGATTCAGAGCATCAAGCGGATCTATCACACTATTCAAAGATGGCCTTAGATGTAATGCTGATCAATTCTCATTTAACTTATCGTCAAATAAAGTCACCATTACGGATACGTCTCTATTTGCACCAGCAAGTATTTTCTGCGCATCATACACATTAGACACGGTAATGTACGATCCATATGAAATAGATTTTATTAAATATAATTTGTATGAAGATATAACAAAAAATTATGGAGACAATTCTGGCCCAGGGCAGTCTTTTACTAAAAATGATTCGAATAGATCAATCAGCTTAGAGTATACTCCTTACATAAATGAAAAATATTTATCCGACGCCACGTATGGATCGACAATCGGCACTATATTTAGAGGGGCAGGAACGGGGTATAATCCTGTTAAAATATTATTATCAGATGGAACATACGCAATAAATATGACAAATTATACCGATACCCAATACAGCGCAACATTCTACGATACTAATTTAACTTTATTTATTCAAAGTGGAAAAAATATTACTTTCAATAAAGTCATTAATTCCAATTTTAAAGTTTTGTATGAATACGTTCCTTATAATTTACGATTCAGATTAATCATGAGAAAGAATATCCCCAACTTAGATATTCCAGCCAAGGCTGATTCAGTTTTATTAAAGATAAAGACAGCAACATTTGATTCAAATTATGACAGATTAACATCAGTAGCTAAGAATAGTTGACAGGGAATATCATGGCACAAGTTTCATCAAACCTAATGGCATACGATCAAATCTTTTTAAAGATTAAAGATTTTATGATCTTAGAAAAAACAAATTCTTTTAAAACAAATGAAGAAAGAATTGAAAAATATAATCAACTTTTGTCAGAAATATACCAGGGTATTTCTGGTCCAATGACTAAATTTGATCCATACATAAAAGGTGAACCACCTATCTCTTCTAAAATTAATAAATTTTCTACAAATCTAGCAAATGATATGAATGTTATTGCTAAGCACGTAGATTACCTTGTTGCTAAAACAATCAATACATTCAATCTTTTTTCTACTGAGATAGAAAATGAAAAAAAATACGCTGAAAGAATAGCTTCAAAAGCAAAAATTTTGCAGATGTATACTAAGAGCCCGTCAAATGATGTAGTGTATTTAGGCGACTCTTTCGATAACGCAGATCAAGTAGACTTCAATAAGGTCAAGATTAATTCTAATCCACATATATATAACGGTTCTTTTTCTTTGCCAATAGCAAAAACTCGTTTGTGGTCGCCTAATCGGGTAAGTATTACTTCATCTGATGGATTTATGGGAAATAACCATCAAGTTATTAGGTCTCTAAATTCCGATAATACATCAACCTATAAATATGTTTTTGAATCAAATCAAGCAATTAGTTCCGTCGCTGGTATAATAGATTCAAATCCATTAACTTACTTTGAGTATGAAGCTTTAAATGTAAATAGGGATAGTGGTCCGGTAAATAGGAGTACAATATCTGATAATGAGTTTTCTTACGTAATCGGGACTACAGCAGAAATAGCTCAGGGCGGAGGCTCCCTAACTAATTGGTCCAACTATAACATGGCCAATCCTTTAACTCTAACCGTTGTCATGGAATCAAATGTTGCAACAAATGCAAACTCCATTGATATAGTCCCTTACTTTGGTTCATCTAGATTTGTTAAAGTGAAGCAAATCAAAATATTCAGAGAAGATGGTACCTCAGAGGACATACTAGGTAAGACTATATTTATCGGCCAATCCTTTGCCCCACTAACTATCGAATCAGCACAAAACTATTTTTACAATAAAGCTACAGTTAAATTCTCTGAAAGAAAAATACTGAAAGTTGAAGTAATTTTTGAACAAGATTCGATACAAGACATAGATATTAAGCACGTATATTGGAAGCCAAGTTATCCCGAAGATGAGGAAACAGAAAGCCCCTTCTATGGATTAAGTAGATTCAACCCAGATGCCCTCAGTAGGGACACCTATGAAGAGGTGTCATATAATAAAAATATAATAATTCCTGCTTTACATCAACCCAATAAGTTTAAAACAAATACACTACACACTGCCGGAATTAAAGTAACACTTAAGAAAAAGCCAGTTGTATATAATGCTTACATCATTACTTTTAATATTGATGGTGAAAAAGTATATTTCCAAAATTGGACCACCAACTTAAATGACCCAAGTAGATTAATAAAATGGAAGGGATCTCCAGACTTTGATGCACCTCCAGATGTAGATGATCCAAGACCAGTGAGGTATTTTCAATCAGAAAGCGATGCTAATGAAGATTATCAATCTGTTATATCATTCATAAACAACACAAAAAGCCTAGTAAGTAACTCTGGCACCATTAGTGCTGTTACCGGGACTGGTCCATGGGTGGCAACTATTACTGGGATGACAGGTGTTACGACCCTTGAGCTTAGGGCACTTATTTCTGCTACGAATGGTACTGGAAGATTATTCGGTGGATCACCCGATTTAGTTGAAGTGACTCAAATAATTGGTTCGACGAGCATTCAGTACAAAGTTACAGGTGGTGAATCCCCGTTACCTGGAACTGTAACGGGAATATCTAGAACTAATTTCGTTGACGTCAGTGAAACAAGCGTACCTAATTATGTAAATATAACTGATCCAATTATTGAATACATTACATCTACTGTTTCAGGAAGAACTTTGCAACCAATAGTTCCACTTACAGCAGAAACGGAAATGTATACAGCTAAAAGATTAGCCATAGGAATAAGAGACATAAGCGTTAGCTATGAGACATATGCTGATCAGGCAGAAATAGTATCTACACCATACCTATTCGACGCCCCCGTAGAGGCAATAATGTTATCAGCGGAGACTAGTATCGATAATAGCTTTTCTGATAAAGTAAATATCAATTATTACATTTCAGCCGATGCAAGTAACTGGATAAAAATTTCTCCAGTCCAATTAGATAGTCAAGGTATAGCAGAGGTGCTTGTTTTTAATAAAAATGTCTCTGAGTCATATCAACTTCCTGGTGTAGCATATCTAAATAGCCCTAAAGTTCCAAGTATTGTTAACAAAATTTATGTTAAAATAGAAATGATAAAAAATAAAAATACAAATATAACTCCATTAGTTTATTCCTATGAGTTAATAGCAAAGGTTAAAAAGTAATGAATATATCATCTATTCAGAAAAGAAAATTTTTAGGAAATATATATAAAATTTTATATTCTCAAGGAAAAAAACCTTCTGAACTACAAATTAGAAAAGTTTTTGGAGAGTATTTTTCTGTATATAAATTGGGAAATCCAATTTCATTAGACTATACAAAGCTAGACATAGTAGCTAAAACAGATGTAAATCTAATAAATGAGTTAATGGCAAATACGCTTTTTAATGTTGAAGTATTATATGATTGTGTTAACGAAAATAACCAAGAAATATTTTCTATTGTTACAGCTTTAAATAATAGATTAGATAATCTTAAAAGTAAAAGAAAAATATTAGAAAATAAAATAGATGATTTAATGTTTGCAAACTCAAACTCAGATGGATATTTTTATTCTTATTTAGAAGGTTTTTCTAACTTGGATAAAATTGATATGGCGATGACATCTGCGCACATTGATATATCAAATAATAACGTCAGCATCCCTAAGATAACTAATAGTATCTCAAACGCCCTTACCACAACTGGCATAACGTCTTCAAGTGCAACATATAGTATTATGTCAAATAATCAACCCGTAGTCAATAACGTTGTGATTGCTGATTTTGAATCTGTTTTTGATGGACTTAATGATACATACTGGTCTTATACCCACAACTCTCCGGAACCATCAGTGGTCGTGATGACATTAGATATACCGATTAATACTTCATATAATCTGTCTAAAATTAGCGGATCATTATTAACATCATCTCCGTGCACTATCTATGTAACAGCAAAGCCCACAGACATTAATAAGCCAGAGCAAATGAAATCACAAACCTCAAAGGCAGATTATAATAGATTTTCTTTTACTATCGCAGCTGATTTTTATAGCAAAATAACAATAATTATTTATAAAACTGAACCAGATCAAATACTAAATAATTCAACAAGTCCTTATACATATAAATTTGGGATTAGGGAGTTAGTAATAAATGCAGATTACTATGATAAATCCGGAGTAATAGTTTCTGCTCCAATTTCAGTGCCAACTTCAGATAATAATAGATTAACGATCAGTTCAGTTTCAATTGAGACAAAAGATCAAATATTGTCTGGAACAGATATAAAATATTACGTTGCAGCCGACAGTACAAGCGCTAAACAAATTGCTGAGTTCAATTGGATACCCATTGAGCCATTTTCATCGACTAATACCTCTGCACAAAAAATTGTCAACCTCAGTGGTTCGAATATACGATCAACATACATTGCCGTGCCGGGTGAAGATTCAAAATTAATTCCGATTAATCCTAATCCAGAAAATATTAATGAGGCTAATCCGGGAGTGTTACCAGGTACCGATAAAGAAGTTTACCGCATTGAGCCTGTCAATGATGGCGATCAATTTATAGATCCATATATTTTGGCTAACTTAAATTGCTATAAACACTATCATATATTGACTGGAAGTTCAAATACAGATATAGAATATTATAAGTCTTTAAATATTTGGACAGAAAAAATAGCCATTAATGATGTTAATGAAATATATAAAAATATTATGCAGGATCAAATTAGCAATATAGCACCGGGCATATACGGTACCGCAGTTGGTTTAATGGAAACAAAATTATTAACGACTAAAGAATATAAAGTATCTCACAAAGTTACAAAAAGTAGAGATGATTTTAATTTAGCTATATATTTAAATGGTAGTCTTATAGCCGACCTGCCATCTGGTACGATTTCTTCCACTATTGAATGGAACTTTATTACTGGAATCAATAATATAGTTGTAACTTATGACAAGAATTTTTCCGGACTTATTGATTTTAATTTAATGTCTAATAAAAATTTAATTGACTATGGAACTATGTTCTTGGATTATTTCTCATATTTAGATCCTATGGAATTCAAAAGAAGAGTAGATATAAGTGCTAATTTATTTACAATAGCTCCATTTTATACAAGAAAAGAAATTTTGTCTTCAAGACAAATTTCTGGAAAATCTTTACTTAATTATTATTCGAATACGTTAGATACGGTTACCGCTGTAAGATATAGGGCAGATTTGATAAGGTATGAGAATCCACTTCAAACTCCTTTAATAGATTCTATTAGAGTTAAATTTAAACACAATGATAGTTGATAAGAGGAAAAATGGCTACAACTTATAATAATCCAAAAATTACCCAAAGAATTAGGGAACCACTATTTCAGGTAAGTAGGGTAAGATTTAGGGGCAGTCGCGAAAGTCAATGTGAAAATTTAGAAACTAATTTTCTGCAGTTAGACTTAACTAGAATATTAAATGAACTAGAATCTATAGATATAGATATTCTAAATAAATTAAGTTACCTTATTGGAGAAACTGCAGATGTTACTAATGCAGTAAATCTAAATGATGGATTAACTTACTCTATAGATGATGTAAATATCTTTATAGATAAAGATGGTTCAGTAGAAGAAGTTTTAGAATTAGATGTAATGAATAAACTTAGTTCTAAACTTTCTCGTTTACTAAATAAAATACAAAGATTAGAGAATGGCAATTAATATGGCTGACATACTTAATACTAAAAAAAGAGATTATCAATATAACGGTCCTGTCGAAAGTTCCGATTACAATGAAAGAGTAGAAGAAAATTATAAAGATTTAGTTTATCTCTATAACAAATCTAACATCATTGACAATAAAATAACCCAGGCTTTTGAAAGAGTTATTAAAGATCATAAATTCTTATCCTCAGCTATAGAAGATTTAACCAATAGAGTGAGTGCTTTGGAAGCTACCTCCGGTACTGTTTCATTACATTCTTTTAGCCAAATAGATTATTCGACCTTGGTTGGTTCTTCATTCGCTGTATCTGGGACAGAACTTCTAAGTTTCGATCCTATATATAATATTATTACTTTACCCAAAGTTTCTAGTGGTTCATTTTCTAAATTAAAATTTACTAGTCCGACCGCCGGTCAGATAATACCAGACTTTTTTAAGGCCAAAATAGATACAAATTTTGCAGGCGTAGATGGAAATGGCGCAGTAATTGATACGACTCCAGTTTATAACGCCATTCTGGATTCTCCGGATAAAGTTTGGAAAAGAAATGTAATAGTTGAGTCAACATCTATGGCTGGAGCACAAATGATGCTCTACGTAAAAATACCCGCAGAAGCAGCAGGGTCATTAAAAACTAATATGATTAAGATAAATCCTTACCCAGCTTTTGGGGTAGACCTAGTCAGTATCGAATATAGTTCTAAGCAAAATCCAGCACTAGCAGACTCTGACGGTTGGACACCATTGAATAAAAACGCATACTACAATGGAACTACAGAAGCAATTGGCAAAGTACCACCTGGAGCTTGGTCCACGACAGGCGCTGACACCATAAGGAACTGTCCACCTGTAGCATTCACATTCCCCGATACTGACATGACTGCAATAAGAGTCAAGTTTGTTCAAAGAAATTATTTTACTGAACTTGGAAAAGCTATTTATACATATGGATTATCGGACCTGGATATCAGATATGAAAAGTTCTTATCAAGCGGTAGAACTATTATTAAATTTACTGCACCAGATGGTGATGTAATCACAAATGTGACTAACGTCACTCCTAAAATATACAATGTACCACCAAGTCTTATGAGCAGTGCTTTTAGCTATAGAATCATTTATAACGATTCCGGCACTTATACTTTAAGCAATCCAGGGGCATCCAACTCAATATGGATAGAAGTTACATTGAATATGTTGGACGATAAAACAGCCCCAACGTTAAGTGATCTAATTATTAATTATGTGTAATGTTTAAAAAAAGAAATTTTTCTGTACTATAAAGTCACGTAGTTTTCACAAGGAGAAAATAAATGGCCACTTTTTACGTAGGACCTAGACCAGTTTTAAAGGGTAGAACCACTGCTGGAATGGTCAATCCATATACATCAATGACAGGAAAAGCTAAGGGCACTGGCACTTACTCTTTCTATCCGCTATACAGCACTAGCCATGTTCTAGATGGCGCTCCTGACAATCATAATATTCCCGGTACCGGTAATCGTCCTGGCAATAGATTCTTGTCACAGGTATTTAATGGTACCACCTTGTATGTCCATCCTCTATCTGGAGCGTTTCCTGACGGTTCCGCTACATATGATGGGGCTAGATTTAAGCCTAACGAATACAAAGGCTTAGATGGAGCTAAGGCATTCCCTTCAGCATTCGGACATGCAATAAACAGAAGCAACGACTACGCTCTATATGATAATTACACATTCGACGGCGTAGCTTCTGCCAGTATTTTTGCCAACACCGGTCATGCCCAGAGAACAGAAGCAGGGGGCGCAGCCTCGTCTTTTGGATTCTTCCAGCCCACAGAATTCCATGGAGTAGCAAGCGTTCAGGTGTTCCCGACTTCGTTTGGTCAAGCAAATACCACTGGAGACTATGGTCGTGAAAAGGTCAGAGAATTTAATGGGGTTCCTTCTGCTAAAGCTCTCTAAGGTGTTTGGTGCCCCGCTAATCTTACAAAAAGATGATAAAAAAAGTGGTACCATAGCTTGGGGGGGCTTAGCCCTTGGGATTATAGTATATGATATATATGCTATAAAGTCCAAAAAGATCGAAACGTTAACTAGAGCTTTTTGGAGACATACAGAGAATAAAATAACAGGAAGTATATTCACAGGAGTGTGGTTAGGTTTAACTTTTCATCTTCTTATAGAGAAGCTAATTAGAAAGAATTTTTCCGAAGGTAGGTACTATGAATAAATTACAAAAAGATATTTTAGAAAGAGCTATTTGGACAGCAGCGCAAGCTTTTATCGCTGTATACACGGTAGGTGGCGTTGGTGAAATTAAGTCAGCAGCTACAGCAGCAGTTGCAGCAGCAATAAGTGTCGTTAAAGGTCTCGTTGCAACAAAAGTTGGCGATCCCGAAAGTGCAGCAACAATCAAATAATCCGTAATCTCATACAAGTCTCCAGTAACACATGCTATAATGATGTGTATGCAGGAAGTAAATACTATAAGCGGCCCCGCCTTAATGGCGGGGTTGTCTTATTCATGCCAGTCTTTTATACCTTTTAGCGTGTTTATCCAATCTTATGAAGGATTCTAAATGTCAATGAAAGAAATAGAAGAAGCCATTAGTAGCAATAGCCTTCCACTTTCTGTTGCGGAAAAGTACTTGAAACTGTATATAGCAGACATAAATTGGTCAGAGCACATAGCTGCTCTGTGGAAAAACTCAATGAACAAATTTAGTAATGAAACTGAAGCAAAAGATCACATTAAACGAGCAGTAGCTTGCGCTACTATACTTCCTCTAATGGAAAATACGCCCATACCAGACCCGCCTAGTAATCTATTATTTTGGTGTACTGCGTGGAAACAGTTCTACAGAGATGATTGGTTTAAAATATTCATGGATGTTTTAAAAGAAGATCTAGAAATATCTAAGAATAGGAATAAAATAATAATCCTTGGTGTTGTAGAGCCCATTGACATAGCACCAATGACTAGACAGGCTTACAACTGGCTATACGACTCAGCAGTAAGTCATGAATGTGTGAACGATAATAATCGTGAAGATATTGAAAATAAATTTAAGAATATCGTGAAAGCCTATGGTGGAGCGGTAATATGTAACATGTTTGTAAATCACAAAGTATTTGTTAATAAGGTTTTTAATTGGAGAAGTGGGTACTTCTTTGAGAAGCAGATACATAAGGTATATTCACTAGATCAAATATTAAAAATTAAATCAACAGAGATAGCTGAAATTAACCCTAAATATATAAGAAAAATAGAAAATAAAATAGGAGCATAACAAGTGGAAAATATTATTCTTTCAAAAGAATTCGCTAATTCATACGCAGATAAAAAAGCGCCCTGGGGCTTTAACGGTTTAGGGGAAATAGTTTATCGTAGAACTTATTCAAGAGATATTGAATCCCTTGGTCGCAAAGAATACTGGCATGAAACAATTGAGCGTTGCATCAACGGCGCTCAAGCAATTGGAGCGAATTACACGAAAGAAGAAGCTGAAAGATTATTCGATTATATCTTTAATCTTAAGGGTATTTTTGCTGGCCGATGCCTATGGCAATTAGGTACTCCTTTGGTTGCACAAATGAGTGGGGTTTCCTTAGTTAACTGTTGGATGACAACAATCTCTAAGGTAGAAGATTTCCAATTCTTAATGGATCACCTAATGGTTGGTGGTGGAGTTGGATTTACCGTAGAACGAGCAAGCGTCCACGATTTCCCCAAGGTGCAAAACGTTCAATCTATTCGACATGAAAAAACTAATGACGCAGACTTTATTGTTGGCGACTCAAGAAAGGGTTGGTCAGCGTTACTTGGGAAAGTTTTGAGAAGCTATTTTGAAACTGGAGAATCTTTTACCTATAGCACCATTTTAGTCAGAGGGTATGGCGCACCCCTAAAGACATTTGGTGGAACAGCGTCTGGCCCTGAAGTTCTTATTGAGGGCATTAAGAATATTTGCGATATTTTGAATTCTCGTATTGGGAAAAAGATTCGCTCAATCGACGCGTTGGACATAGCTAATATCATCGGAAAGATAGTTGTAGCCGGCTCTGCTCGACGCTCTGCTCAAATAGCTATCGGAGACCCTGATGATTTTCTTTTCTTAAAAGCGAAGAATTGGGGTAAGGGTGACATTCCCGCTTGGCGTGGAAATTCAAATAACTCAATTTATGCGGATGCGTATGAAGAAATCATTGACGAATTTTGGAAGGGCTATGATGGGTCGGGTGAGCCCTATGGTTTGATTAACAGAAACCTTATTCGCAAAAATGGTAGATTAGGTGAGAAAGCTAATGACAGTCGAGTGATCGGCACCAATCCATGTGGAGAAATTGGCCTAGAAGATGGAGAGCCTTGTAACCTAGCTGAAATTTTCCTTCCCAATATCACTTCAAAGGAAGAGCTTTTTGACGTAAGTATGCTCCTCTATAAGACTCAGAAGGCAATCACAACATTAGCCTATCCATATAAGAAGAGCCAGGATGTTATTGAAAGAAATCGAAGATTGGGTCAGGGGATTACAGGGTGGCTGCAATCCACAGAAGAGCAATTATCCTGGATTGATGAAGCCTATAAAAACCTTAAGCAAATTGATGAGCAGTGGTCCGCTTCCTTGGGAATAAACAAGTCAATCAAATTAACGACCGTAAAGCCCAGTGGAACCTTAAGCTTATTGGCAGGAGTTACCCCAGGCATTCATCCAGCTTACGCGCAATACTACATACGCCGAGTGCGCATGGGTAGTAATGATCCACTCGTAAACTACTGTAGAGATAAAGGGCATAAGGTCCAGTATGACGTGGGATTAGATGGTAAGGAAAATCATACTATTTGTGTAGTTGAGTTCCCATGTAATACCCCCAAACATGCCACTCTTGCAAGTCAGGTAACTGCAATTAGTCAACTTGAGTGGGTAGTAAAAGCTCAATCTACATGGGCGGACAATAATGTCAGTGTTACCGTCTATTATAAAAAGGAAGAATTGCCAGAAATCCAAGAGTGGATGAAAAAGAATTATAAAAATAAAGTAAAATCAGTATCCTTCCTGTTGCACAGTGAGCACGGGTTTGTCCTCGCTCCGTATGAAGAAATTACCGAAGAAGTATATAATAAACTAAAGTCAAAAATTAAAGATGGAATTAATTTTACTGACTCCAGTAACATAGATCTATTAGACAGTCTAGAGTGTGAAGGCGGAGCCTGTCCGGTTAAGTGACAAATATTATGCCTGAAAAAGAAAACTTTGATAATGATGATTTTGAAAAAATATTTACTGAAATTGTTAGTTCAGATGAATTAAAGGATATGTCAGATCATTTTGAAAAAGATGTAAAGCTTGGATTAAAAGAGCTCCTTCTAATCCAGCAATCTCTATCAGATGCTATGGGTCATATATGTGAAGCATTGATCAATGCTGTTGATGGAGAAGAGCAATTGATAACTACTGGAGATAACGTTTACAGTAGTTTATTGTCTTCACTCTATAAAATATCTGAAGATTTCAATGAATGTATGGTAGAATGTTACTCTGATTTAGATGTAGATGATGATGAAGGAGATGAAGATGGAACATGATTCAGTTAATGAACTTTCCATTAAAAAAGTTTTAGATAAAGGTTACGTAAGATTGGTGGACGTAATGGGCTCAGATCTGAGTGTTGCGAATGCGGCACGAGCTTCTTTTGCCAAAGAGTCAACTGCTCTATCTGCTGCTGACGCAAGATTGATTGACTATTTAGCAAGAGAAAATCATATGTCACCTTTTAGGCACGCATTTATGACCTTTGAAATTAAGGCACCTCTAATGGTTGCTCGTCAACATTGGAAATATGTTATCGGTTCAGATCACACTATGGATTCTTGGAATGAATCTAGTAGAAGATATGTAACTTCCGAGCCTGAATTTTACATTCCTTCACAAGAGCAATGGAGACTGGCACCAGACAATAAGAAACAGGGGTCCGGAGGACCTCTTGATCCCTGGACTGGAACACTTCTGTCTCAACAATTGGAAGATTACATCCAGCAGGGTGAAGCTCTTTATAACATGGCTATGCAAAATGGCGTAGCAGCTGAACAGGCAAGATTGTTTCTCCCGGCATACGGTATGTACGTCATATACAGATGGTCGTGCAGCCTACAGTCAGTAGCACTATTTCTTAATCAACGCCTTGAAGAAGAATCTCAGAGAGAAATCCAAGACTACGCTCGCGCTGTTAAGGATTTAATCATTGATAAGTTTCCTGTATCAATACCGCTGTTAACTGGTGCATCATGATATTAGACATAATTAGAGTTATTCTATTTGTAGTATTTATTAATTGGGCATTTACAATGCAGTCGATGTCTCAATCGGCAACTAATACAAAGAATAGGAAAATAACAATTGCCATATCCATACTAGCTTCAGCAATAGCCGCTATATTAGTTCTATGACAGTTACAAAAAAATATATTCAGTACATGCAGATGGACATTTGTATATGTTCAATCAATATATCCGAGGTCAATAATGCCAGCAGCTAAGTTAAACTATATGGTAGTATATAAAAATCATAGCCAAGTTTACGGATGTTCATCTAAAAAAATAGCACTTGATAGTCCTCCCCCTGAAGGAATGTCCTTAGAGGATAAGAACATATTTTTTGTAACATTTGAACCAGACACTGATAATATCTGTTTGTACAAAGTAAGTAATGAGCAAGAAAGTAATGATAAGGAAGAAAATGAATAAGAAGAAAATCTCAGTAAAACTAAATGTAGGTGAAACTGCAATCGTTATTAGCCATGAACTAGCTATGCACGTAGCTGAAACATATGACTATTTAGCAACTGAACATCAGGATGAGCACTCAGATTCATTCAGAGAAATAGCAGATAACATAAGATTCCAAGCCAATGAAAATCATTATAATGAATCAGATGATCAATATGAAGAATGGTAAAATTACTTTCTTAATTAGTTCCCTTCTATTGGGCATTTCAATAGCTAAAAATAAATCTATGAATTCTTTAAAGCCCAAGAAAAAAAATCCAACTATATATCAATACAAGAATAGATTAAAAGAGTTCTATGATTCCGATTCATTGTTTGATATAGAACAAGAATTCCTATCCTTAGTAGAATTCGGTTTAAGTCCGACATCCGCCTTTGATACAGTAATTGAATTTGGAGAAATAAAATGATAGACCTGTGCGTAATCAATTATAATACAAGATCACTGCTCAATAGATTTCTAGACTGTCTACACAGTGACTTACATGAGGTTCCTAAGGTTTGGAATCTATATATAGCAGATAATGGCTCACAAGATGACAGTACTAATTGGTTGAAATATAATTTTGAAAGATATAAAATTAATAAGTTTTACATGAATGACAACATAGGTTATTCCGGCGCTTGCAATCAATTAGCGGCTAGAGGTTCATCCGATATAATAGGACTACTAAATGCAGATGTATGGATGACAAGTGAATCTGTAGCAAAAATTCAACACATTTTTGATGACAATCCAGACATCCATATTGTGGGTCCTAAGCAACGTGACGAAAATGGACTGATAACTCATGGTGGTATAACTGGCACCAATACTGCTCCACACATGAGAGGCTGGCGCCAAAGTGACTTTAATGATACCCTGTATAAGGATAGAGTTGAATGTGTTACAGTGGCAGGGTCAGCGTATTTTATTCGTCGTAACGTATGGGAAACGATGACTAATCATCCAAAATATCAAGAGATGTTTCCGGGTGCCATTGGAGCCTTCTTGCCAACTCCTCACTATTATGAAGAAACCTGGTGCTCTTATTTTGCGCGTCATTTGGGTTACAAAATAGTATATGATGGGAGTGTTTCAGTAGGACATAGTTGGCACAAATCTTCTCCGATTGGTGGAGAAGCGGATTCTAAATTTAAAGAAAGTCAAGCAATATTTCGCAAAGCCTGTGATTTTATTGGCATAGAAAGAGATTAAAATGACAGATAAATTAAACCCCTGGATATATAACGCAGAAGTAAAAAAAGTTGTTGACGGTGATACATTTGATATTGTTATTGACTTAGGATTTGACATTCTAAAGAAGGGTAGAGTACGCCTTTACGGTGTCAATACTCCAGAGAGTCGGACTACTAATCTTGAAGAAAAAAAGATGGGTTTAGCAGCAAAAGAATTCACCGACCAGTGGTTGACAGCTGCTAACCATAAGGTTAAAATAGAAACTATCATTGACAAGAGCGAAAAGTATGGAAGAGTTTTAGCTAGAGTCTGGAATGAAACTGGAGAATGCCTGAATGATGCTATAGTGGCATCCGGACTAGCTAGAGAATATTTCGGCGTAGGCGATAAAACATTTACTGAATTTAAAAAGGCGTAAAGTGCAAACATTTTTACCATACGCAGACTTCCAAAAATCTGTAGAAGTATTAGACTATCGTCGTCTTGGAAAACAACGTGTAGAAAGTTTCCAAGTTCTCAATGTTTTATTGAATAGAACTCAGACTAAAGGTTGGCGCAATCACCCAGTTACTTTAATGTGGACCGGCTATGAGTCGGCACTAAAGTTATATCAAAATATAACCATTCGTGAATGGATTCGCAGAGGATACAAGAATAATATGCAATACGAAGAAATAGAACCAGGAAGTGTTGTCATGCCGGCTTGGTTTGGCAATGAACAATTTCATAGATCGCATAAATCAAATCTTCTCCGTAAAGACTTTGGGCATTATTCTCAATACTTTGATGAACCAGTTGACCTAGAATATTATTGGCCAGGAGTAGCGTATGCCTCTTAAAGTATTTCTTTCCGGAGCAATTGAGGGCGTTGAAGATTATGGTCGTTTTTGGCGCAAGTCTGCAACAAGAGCTTTGCACCTTGCAGGCTATGACGTGCTGGATCCAATGAATATTGCTGATAAAGATTACGAAACACCAGAAGAAATTGTTGAAAAAAATCTATTCATGCAACGCAGAGCAGATATTATCTTAGTAGAATACATGTTACAAGATCGCGCATATATTGGTACTGATTTCGAATTGGCTTGGGCTAAATTTAATAATCAGCCGGCAGTAGTATTCTGCTGTGACTCTAATAAGAATAGAGTTTATCTAAAATATATGGCAACAAAACTTGCACCAACAATGCAAGATGCGATAGAATATATCGCAAGCAATTATCCATCAACTTAACGAAAGGCAATACCAATGTCAGATAACAAATTCAAGTATTTCACAGTGACGACAACTTCGCTCGTGAAGGCTAACAATAAGGCAGACGCAGAGAAGATTGCAACAAGTTCTAGCAATCGTCGCTCAACTCTTGGTGAGATGCTCTACAGAGAAGTGGGCACTGAGCGAATCTCGGCTGCTGAGGCTCGTGAACAGATGGTCGACTGACCTTCGTCAATAAAGTCTCTAAGTAATTATTGGACAGATTGAGGGGGGTTAAACCCCCTCAATCGCTTTTAAAGGTAAAGAAAAAAAATGATTATTGCACAAATGATTGGTAGAAATGAGTCTTCTAGATTTTTAGAAGATGTTTTGCAAAGATTATCAACACAAGTTGATAAAATAATATTCACAGACGACTGCTCCACTGATAATACTATGGAAATAGCGGCAAAATACGCTGAAGTCTTTCAAACCCCTGAACAATTATTTAACGTTCATGAAGGAAAATTGAGAGCTTTTGCCTGGGGTAATCTAGAAAAATTTGCTAGCGTCGGGGATTGGGTTGTAGCCATAGATTGTGATGAGAAACTTTATCACTCAGAAGACATATCCATTAGAGACGTATTGAAGACATCGCCTTTTGATGTTGTCAATGTCCGCTTTTATCATATGTGGAATGAAACTCAATATAGAGTTGATAAGCTATGGACCCCAAATAATAGTAGTAGAATATTTAGATATCTAGAAAATGGTGGATTTAATAATAGGCAACTGGCGTGTGGATCAGAACCCACTTATGTAGGAGATATGATCGCTAGAAAAAATTACTGGGTTGATTCTAAACTCGTAATGCAACACTTGGGCTACATCAGAGATGAAGACAAAATTGCTAAGCATCAGCGATACTCGCAATTAGACGGTGGAGCTTTCCACCAGTTAGATCATATCAATTCAATCGTAGATGAAAATCCAGTTTTAATTAACTGGGGTTCATTCGGAATTTAATAGGAGATAAAATGACATTTCTTAATCCAACAGATTCACTAAAAAATCTTACTTCAGCAATGGGTAAAAGAGAAAAATTTAGTTACATTAACGTTCCTAAATCTTCGATAGTAGCCCTAAGTAAGAACAGTGAAAATCCATTCCCTGCGCTTTTTGCCAAGAACATTATCTCTTCATTAAAAAATAATGACAAGAGAATTATGAAAGCAATCTCGCATACTTTAGTATCTGATATTGAAAATGGAAGACACTTTAAGATTGGATTGAACAAAAGTTTTGAGTATTATTACTCAAACGTATTTGAATACTTTTATCTCAATAACAAAAATGCATACAATTCACTAATTGATTATTATATTAGAAATACTCCAAAAGTTATTGTTACACTACACGACAAGAAACTTGCTCAACGCCACTTTGGATTTGATACGCATATTATAAATGTTCCTTATAATAATTATCACGAAAAGTTAGACAGCGTCTACGCGGAGTTGGCCGAAATGGAAAAGGAAGTAGATTACTGCCTTTTGGATTGTGGTGTTTTTGGTTTAGCTTTGATGAATAAGATGTGGGATAATCTAAATATATCCATAATTGATACTGGTAAAACTTTGTCATTGAGCAAGGCTGCATTTCATAACAATACCAATGAAAGATAATTATAAAAGAATACAAGATGATGATATTGAATTTCTAATAGATCTTTTATTAGATACTAATTATTCTATAAATCAAATAGCAAAAGAACTTGACGTTCCAATATCTGAGGTAAATAAAAAGATTAATTATCTTGGATTAAATTGGTTAAAAGATTCTAAAAAGAAAATGTCACGTGGTCAAACCGCTCTGACAATGATAATGAAAAAGCTTTTGCCTGGAGAAGATGTAGTTAATGAATTCCATATTGGAGACAAACTTCGATTAGACGTTTATTGTCCTTCATATGGAATAGCTGCAGAGTATCATGGCCGTCAACACTTCTTTTACACGTCTAGATTTTTTGAATCAAAGTATGAATTCGAAGAAGCACAGAAAAGAGATATTATCAAAGCACAGTGGTGCAAAGATAATGCAATTGTCTTAATTGTTTTCCGTTATAATGACTCTCTAACTGAGAACAGCGTGTATAATAGAATGCTAGAAGCTATCAGAAGTAGTCCTGATAGCAAGAAAGACAACAATAAAATAAGTATTACAACTTCTAGCTATTATCAAGAAATGAAAAAAAAGAATTCAGAGTATAAAAAGAATCTTTACCGCAAACTAAAAGGCTCCAAAAATTGATGGCACTTGAAGAGATAGAAGAATCACAAGAAACTCCACTAGAATATCAAGCATTTGCGCTTTGCTTAAAAGAACACGGTGCAATATCCTATTTTGATGAGAATCTTCCACAGGATATCGTTGGTATGATTCATGGGGAAAAAGGCATTCATGAATTTTACGGTGCACTCCTTGGTTTTTATCGAGCAACTAATTTAGACGTAGTTGATCCAATAGCATTCAAGTCATGGCTGTCTAGCGAGACAGATATATATGATGCACTTGGTGGCTCTTCCGGTGTAGGCATAATGATAGATTATATCCTTAGTGTCAATTCTTCTACAAAAGAATCAGTGGTTGAATTAATCAAGCACAAGGCAAATAAGCGTAAGCAAATTCTCAATCTTCAAGAGCTCCAAATACTTATTAATAAAAAAGGTTTGAAATCACAGGAAGATGTTAATCGGATTAATGATCTGACATCTTTAATTAAAGATCTTGAAAATCAAATTAAATATGATCCTTTTAGTAAATTGACTACAGGTCATGATATTTCAAATAGAGCTGATCGTTTACTGGATATACCTGATTTTGTACCAACTCAGTTTAAGGCTCTAAATAGGGCTATGGGGTACACAGATGAGGGCGGGTTCTTTAAGGGCGCTGTACACGCTATTATCGCCCCCTCAGGCAAAGGTAAGAGTACGTTCGCTAAGTGCCTAGCAAATCATTGGCTAGATAATGGCTATAGAGTTTTATTCGTAAACTTTGAAGAAGCTTTAGGTCACTGGGAAAGAATCCTTATGACTCAAATTATTGGGGAGAATGTTTACTCAGAAGCTCACAAGTGGAGTGAGGAAAAGAAACAATTCTATTTGTCCAAGTTTAAATCAAAGCTTGAAGAATGGGGTGATAGATTAATGGTTCGCCACGATCCTGAAACTCCGTACTTTGAAGACCTTGAATTCTGGCTCAGAGATTTAATCGGACATACAGGAGATATGCCAGACGTAGTCATCATTGACACCATCCAATCCATGTTTACTCGTGGAAGCGGTAAAGGTAAACCAAGATGGGGCGAGTTTGAAGAAATGATGGTTAGATTAGAAAAGCTTGCAAGAGATATGAATTGTGCGATGATCATCACCGCTCAAGAAAATTCAAATAGAATGAAAGAAAAAAGAGAAGTTGTCCAACAATCTGACACTGGTGGATCTCTTGCTATCCAACAAAAGTGCGCAGTTACAATTTTCATAACAGAAAAACGCTTGTCTTCAAATGATGAAACTGAAGATGATAATGTAATGCAGCTTCAGATACCAAAGAATAGAATTACTGGTTCTGCATTTATGTATGATCCCCCCCTAGTAAGATACAACGATGCAAAAAAAATCTATGAAGATTATGAAGTAATCAGTGATGAATCATACTCAGAATCAACCGATCTTCAAGATCTATTAAGTGGAGAAGGTTTTGACTAATGCTAGAATTAAACGTAGAAGCTATTAAAGATTTTCAAACTTGTGAAAGATTATACGATTATAGATATCGTGATAAGCTTCCCGAAAAAGTATATTCAAGAGATATTTATACTGCTAAATTTGAATCAACTATTAAGAATATTATTTATTTTTTTTGGTTCAAAAAACAAGCAGGCATTAGTCCGTCCTACTCATCACTACTAAATAGGTGGGAAAAATTATGGTTCCCAAAGAATGTGGACCATTACGATATAGCTACTGAACAGCATGAAAGCATGTACGGCAATATGGCTAGCCTAACCACTAAGGCGGCAAACATACTATTGACATTTCATGAAACTTACTCAGACGTTGATATGATCCCCCTTGCTATATCTGAAGAGTACATAGCGGTTATCAATAAAGAAATTAAAATAGTGGATAAATTTGATTTAATAATTAGAAAAGATAATAAAAATTATGTAACAAAACTTCTTTTCAATTATAAGACAAATCATAGACATATGTATCAAGTCGATTTCTCTGCGATGTACATGGGGTTCAAACTCCGCCATCCAAATCGGGTCAATGAAACTAACTTTGGTTATATTGATCTAATGTCAAATAGTTTAGATTTCATAGAATATGAAATTAGTAGCGAAGACATTGACTCCTTGGAGTACTGGTGTGATACAATGTGTCATAAGGAAACTTTTGTTCCAAGAAGAGGCTTAACAGCCTACTGCAAAAAGTGTCCGCACGATGAGCCATGTTCTAAATGGATTGGATGGAAATAATGAGTAAGAGTATTTTAGATGATATTCTAAAAGAAGATACAAGTAGTCAGATTATTCAGGAAGATGAATACTTAGCTTCTTTATTACAGGAAATTGGACTTATAGATGATGAAGGAATTAAATCATTTGTCAGATCGCTTTTATTAAAAGCTAGTACATTCTGGGAAATACCATCTAGTTTCTCTGGAAGATATCATCCACCTGATGAGCATGGCCCTGGCGGAAATGCCCTACATACCAAAAGAGTCGTAAGAGTTGCAGAAGTAATATCAGATTCTTACGCACTAAGCATCGAAGAAAGAGATCTTATAATTGCTGCGTGCTTGCTTCATGATATCACTAAGGGAATTCCATCGGAAGAAAGTGGAATGTTTCATTACGATCCCATGCACCCATACACTGTTAATAAATTTGTATCAGACTGTATCCGTCATGATAAGGAATATGCTAATGATAGTCATTCCTCTACGTTGTTTATTTCTGAAGAAAATGTACAGAGCATATTGAGACTAGTTAGGTGCCACTTAGGTCCATGGTCACCGGTACCGGAAACATACCCGATAACTTATATGGATTATATTGTACACTTAGCTGATAATATAGCTAGTAAAGTGCATATCATAATCGAAGATAGCCAATTAATCAATGACAGATGGACAAATGAATAGCAGAATATCAAAGAGAATTTATATAATTTCTATACTAGAAGACATAATTAAAGAATCAGTCTACTATAGAAATAATTCATTTAATTTGAAAAAAGAAAATCGTATTGTAATCGCCAGTATTTCCAACAAAGAGTCTAAGGCAAAGATACTATGATAATCCCAAGTGATCCAGATAAATTTTTATCCTCTTGGAAATACCTAGAAACAGCAAAGTATGTTCAGAGTCTAGGTAGAGTCATCCGTCAAAAAGACGGAGATAATACTCTATTTATAGAAATAAAAGATAAAGAATCTTTCCGTCAGAAAAATGGAAATATCGGCCTCTATACTTCTATCTGGCATTATAATTCCACTGATCTAGATAAAGCAATTAGATTAGGTTCACTATATTTTGATATAGATAACAAAGATCCACATGAGTCATATATCGATTGCATGAAGTTGTATAATTATCTTATTAATTATATTCCAAAGTCTGCTGTACTAGTATATTTTACTGGCAAAAAAGGCTTTCACATAGAATGCGAAGCTATTACATTGGGTATTAATCCCTCGAACAATCTTCCTAATATTTTTAGGTTTATAGCTTCAACTCTAAAAGACAAACTCAAGTTAGAGTCACTGGATTTCAGCGTGTATGACGCTAGAAGAATGTGGCGCCTAGAGGGCAGTAAACATCAGGACACAAACCTATACAAGAATTTAATACCAGAAGATATTCTCCTTGAAGGCATGGATGCAATAACAAATTATTGCTCTACACGCTCATTAAATGAGGTCTCAGAGCAGCATTTCAATGCCAAGGCCAATGAATGGTTTAGAGAATTTACTTATGATATGGAAATAGAAAAAGAAAAATCAAAAGATTTTATGGGCTATTTCAATAAATACGGGTCAACTGCATTTAAGCAAATGGATGTTAAGGAAAAACAATTTACTCCTGACAAACTGTTAAAAAGCTGTACATCGATAGCTAGACTTCAGCAACAAGCTATTGAGAAGAATTATCTAGAGCATGAGGCAAGATTATTCCTATGCTCCATCTTAAGTTATAACGAAGAGTCAATAAAATTTCTTCACGGCATCCTAAGCCATTGTTCAGACTATAACGTTGAAAAAACCAACAGTCATATAAACGATTGGGTTAAAAGAAGACAATTGGGAATTGGCGGAAGACCTTACACATGCGAAAGAGCTAATTCCGTAGGTGTTGGATGTGGACAATGTTCACTAGACAAAAAAAATAAATGGGTAAAGATAGGGGACAAGTATGTTGAAACGCAAGAACAGTCCTCCCCTTCCCCGGTACGCTTTGCGTATAAATTAATGGATAAAGGAGGTGAACATGCCTGAGATAGAAAACACAGATGATGTTATTGGTGTCTGCTCTGAATGTAAGTCAGATCAGCCCGAAAGATATATGTACAATAGTCCATTCGCTCAAGAGGGTAAGCCGGTCCCTTGCAAGTATTGTGGTGGAGTAGTGATTATTACTTATAGAGAAGTAAGAGATAGCTCTTTAGAAGGTTCAGACAAGAGTAGAGGAATTTAATGAAGAATTGGACTAACCTCCATAACCATACAGTCTTTTCAATGTTAGACGGTCACGGCGACATAGAGCAGTACTTAACTAGAGCAAAATCCTTAGGAATGAAAGGTTTAGCTACTACTGATCACGGAAATATACATTCGTGGTTGGACTTCTATGACGCTGGAACTTCTATCGGGGTTAAGCCAATTCTTGGTTCAGAATTCTATCAAGCTAGAAAAACTAGATTTGACAGAGATCCGGAAGAGAGATCCGGACCATCTCAAAATGAGTGGGAACAAAGAGGCCCATATCATATAACGATTCTAGCTAAAAATAAAGTTGGCTATAATAATATTATTAAAATATCTTCTAGATCATTCCTTGAAGGTTATTACGTAAAGCCTCGCATTGATCATCAGCTGATAGCTGAACATTCTGAAGGAATCATTGTTCTTTCTGGCTGTTTAAATAGCGAAGTTTGTCAGGCATTACTGAGAGACGATTATCAATTTGCTCTTGCATCGGCAAAAAAAATGCAAGATATTGTTGGCAAAGAAAACTACTTTATAGAAGTTCAAGATCATGGTCTTGGAGAACAGAAGAAAGTATTTAATCAACTAGTACAGATAGCAGAAGCTATCGGTGCAAAAGTTGTTCCAAGTGGTGATTGCCACTATGTACACAAGCATGATGCAAGATCTCACGACATCATGCTATGCGTAGCTACTAACGCAAATATACATACTCCAAATAGATTCTCATTTACTGGAGAAGAGTTCTACCTTCAATCGTATGATGAAATGTCATCTAAATTTAATCCGGACTGGTTAAAGAATAGTATGGATGTTTGCGACATGATTGATTTAGATCTTTCTTTTGGCGATATTCACTTCCCAGACTTTCCTATCCCAACAAAAGAAGCACCCATGGACTACTTTGATAGATTAGCCTGGGGCGGCCTGAAAGAAAGATATGGCAACCCTCTGCCTTCTCACATTGTAGACAGAGCTAACCACGAAATACGTGTTGTAAAAGAAATGGGATTTACTGAATACTTCTTAGTCGTATCGGATCTAGTGAATTGGGCTAAGAATAATAACATCAGAGTTGGTTGGGGACGAGGTTCTGCAGCAGGCAGTATTCTTTCCTATGCATTTAAAATTACAAATCTAGATCCAATTAAATTCGGATTAATGTTTGAACGATTTCTCGTTGAAGGACGAAAATCAATGCCCGACATTGACCTTGACTTTGATGATAGATATCGTGACGAAGTAATTAACTATGCCAGAACTAAGTATGGGTCCGACCACGTTGCTCATATCTGCACGTTCAATAAGACAGGTGCTAGACAATCTATTCGAGACGCAGCTAGAGCCCTAGGCTATGATTTTGCTGGTGGAGACGTAGTAGCTAAACTCGTTCCTCCGCCAGTATTAGGTATCTCGAAAAACCTTTCAGAGTGCATGGAGGTTGAAGAGTTTAAGCAGCTATACGATAAAGACACCGATGCTAAAAATATTGTAGATACAGCATTTGGGTTAGAAGGTTTAGTCAGACAAACTGGCATACACGCTGCTGGTATAGTTATATCTAGGGATGCACTAACTGAATACCTCCCGATCATGCGGAAAGGTGTAGATAATCCAATCATCACACAATGGGATATGGGCAGAGTTGAGCAGTGCGGCCTTTTGAAAATTGACTTCCTTGGATTAAGAAACCTTGGAGTTATTGATTCTTGCATTAAACTAGTATATAAACGTAAAGGGGAACTCATCGATGTTGATAAAATTCCGCTTGACGACGCAAAGACTTATGATGAGTTATGTAGAGGCAACTGCGCCGGAGTCTTCCAACTTGAATCATCAGGCATGAGACAGTTGATGATGCAACTCCAACCGCGTAATGTGGAAGACATCATGGCATTGATTTCATTATATAGACCAGGTCCAATGGGTTCTGGAATGGATAAAGAATATATTGACCGTAAACATGGTCGTAGTCAAATCAAATATGAGCATCCTAAATTAGCTAAAGTATTGTCATCTTCTCTAGGGATTATGTTATACCAAGAAGATGTTTTAGCGGTTTCAAGAGAGTTAGCTGGATTCACTTCCGCAGAAGCTGATGATTTGAGAAAAGTTATTGGTAAAAAGTTAATGGATAAGATCGCCAAAATGCGCTCTATGTTTGTACAAGGTTGCATGGCGACATCTGATATGTCAGAAACTTTAGCTAATAAAATCTTCTCCGACATTGAATACTTTGGTGGATATGGATTCAACAGAGCACACGCTGCAAGTTATGCCATGATCAGTTATGTCACGGCTTATCTCAAATCCAATCATCCCACAGAATATATGGCAGGGCTTATGTCATCGGTTGTCGGCAATAAGGAAAAACAGGCATTCTATTTATCCGACTGTAGAAAATTAAATATAGAAGTTTCTCCACCATCGATTAATAAATCTGGTATTGACTTTGAAGTAGTCGGTGATTCGTCAATCGTATTTGGCCTGTCTGCCGTAAGTGGTATCGGGCAATCGATAGCTGATGCAATAGTCAACTGCAGAAACACTGAAGAGCCATATACGAGCATCGTAGACTTCCTTAGAAGATGTGATCCTGTGATCTTGAAGAAGAGTACATTGGAGCACCTAGCAGCTGCAGGGGCATTCGACGAATTAGTGAATATAGACTTAGGGGAATATCCTAGGGCCCAAGAAATAGAGATGCTAGAAAAAGAAAAAGAAGAACTTGGGATATATGTAACCAGCCATCCTATTATGGGAATATGGGATATATTATCTAAAAAAGTTGACTGCGAAATAATTGAATTATCCGAGTATCAAGTCGGATCAAATATTAAAGTTGGAGGAATAATTACAGCCTTCAAAAAGATAATGACCAAAAAAGGTCAAAAGATGTTTAAGATATCTATAGAAGATATTTCTTCAGATGTTGAAGTAATTATTTTTCCAAACAATGCAAAGAATATAGCCGATGATTACTTCAATAAAGGCGATGTAGTAATTATATCTGGCACTTTGAACAAAGAAGGTGAAGAAGAAAATTCCACGTGCAAGTTGTTTTTTTCCTCATGCGAAAAAGTAGACGCACATCTGTTCGCCACCGGTAAAGCAATAATTTTTAATATAAAAAAGAATATATCCACTTCTACTATAGATAAGATCTATGGTATAATTGAGTCGTCACGAGGTGATCGTCCTATATTTTTACAAGTAGTGGATGGTAAACATAAATTTATTTATAAATACAAGATGGAAGCATCCCCTAAAGTAGAGGATGCGATTAGGCAATTAATCGAATTGGAGCAATAAATGTCAGCAGATAGACCTTCAGTGAACCCTACGGATAAATGGTGCTGGGTGTTTTGCCCCTCATGCAATAGATGCCAGGATAAAGGAAGATATACAAAATGCAATGGGTGCTCAGGTCGATACGACCCAGAACTTATTATTAAAGCAGATAGCGAAGACTTCTGTGATTGCAAAAATGGAACCCTTAGATGGAAAACCCAGCAGGGTAGACTTGTAATGACTAGGTTCAAGTCTAACCCATTTAAGAGCCAAGTCAAGTATGAAAAAAAGTCCGGAGATGAACGCGATTGGGACTCATATGTCAAAGATATGAGAGAAAAATTAAATGATCCTAAATGGGATCCTATAACTTATTACGAGGATTAAAAATGAGCCATAACTTTCCAGCAGTTGTTGAAAAAGGTCATATTAAATTAACTGAATATCACGATTCAACTTATAATTATGAAGACAAATTATTTCTACAGTGTACCTGTGTTGGCTTCTATCTAACGCCACAAGAGCTCAAAGACATATATACAGTGGTCGGCTATTATCTAAACGCGGATGATATCACAGAGGTTAAGGTATCCATAGGGGGCGAAGATGTGGCCCTATGAAGAAGATGATCATATGGAAATGGGTGAAACTGGTTGGGTAGCAATCGGCCAGGGAGCTTATTTAAATAAGCACACCAGTCATACTATAGATGAACTCGGAAGAGAATTTGATGAAAATGGTCGGCTAATATACGATCCTAATGAAGAACAGTAGGAATATTTTTGAGTTCTATATTAATTAAAAATTATGATACCTTAAGTGATTTAGAGAAATTAAGTTTAGTAGATTTTTCGTATTCCAGAATAGACACATACGAGCAATGTGCCTCGAGATATTTCTATTCCTACATCAAGAAAGAGCCAAGACAATTCAATGCACCAGCAGCTCTTGGCAATATCGTCCACGCAGTTCTTGAAAATACTTTAGATAATAATAAAGTTTTAGATTTGAATGAACTTCAAGAAGAATATAAAAATAATATTCCTCTTTGGGACCCAAATCAAGAAATAAGTCCAGATTTAATTTCTGTTGGATCAATTATATTAAATGAATTTTATGATCAAAATGTAGACAAAGAGTTTTCTATATACGATAAAGAAATGTCTTTTTCTTTCATCATAGGTTCATATAGAATAATCGGTTTCATAGATAGGGTGGACATTGTTGGCGACAGAGTAACCATAACGGACTATAAAACAGGCAAATGGGAAGTGGCCCTAAAACATGTCCCTACTAATCTCCAACTTGGCATATATGCCCTGGCTCTTCATAATATATTTCCAGAAAAAGAAATATACGCTGAACTTTATTATCTAAGATCTGGAAAAAGAAAAGGCCACTTGTTTACTGAAGAAGATATAGATGAAGTAAAAAATAAACTTATCAATACTATCCAAAAAATAATGGTTGATCAAAACTTTACGCCCACTGCCAATAGCAGAGTATGCTCCTACTGTGATCACGCCAAATCAGGCGCTTGTCCAACCGGTGTTTACAGAAATAAAAACAATAGTTATAGAAAATAGAAAAGGGGCTGGTTTCCCAGCCCCAATTCTATACGTAGTTTTTAAAAAAGAATCAGAAATCTGAATCTGTATCCATAACAAAATCGAAATCGAAATCCTTGAACTCGGTAACTACCTTGACAGCGTCGCCGTAGTCATAACCAAGTTCTACAACCAAGTCCTCGATAATCTCGTTGTTAATTGTTGCAATTGTTGTCTCTATGATGTGTGTTAGTGTGTTCATGGTGATCAGTATACTGCTTTCTGGGTAGTGATGCAAGTCGTTTTGCATATTTTTATTTTATAGTGTATAATATATACACGCTTACAGGCATTAAGGATATCACAATGGAACTACATGTTGTCAAGGCAGAAGACTTTTTTTTGGAAAAATCTTCCTTCAAGAAGCATCCCAATCTAAATAACATTAGAAACAAACAAATTGATAAAGTCATTTTAGAAGACGATGAAGTGATCACCAGGAAAAAGGGTAACGCGTATCAGTACACGAAGACCGGATTTAGAAAAGATATTCAACTTAATGTTAGATCTAGCTGGGAAGCTAATTTTGTTAGAATCCTAAATATCTATAAAATAGAATTTAAATTTGAACCTACTGTTTTTTCTTTTCCAATAAAAAGAGGGACAAAAGGTTATACTCCTGATTTTTTCTTTGAACGGAATGATGAATGGGTAGAGATTAAAGGCTACCTAGATGATAAAAGTAAAATTAAATTAAAAAGGTTCAAAAGGTATTACCCTGATGAATTTGAAAAGATGACCTGCGTTATAAGCAGATACTCTAATAACGCAAAAAATTTTATGGCTGAAATAGAAGTTCCCAATATTGTCTTTTATGAAGATATAAAAGATTTTTATAGTCAGTACATAGTTAACTGGGAAGGAAAGAAATGACAGCCTACAAAGAGCAATATTATTCTTTAGAAGAAAATGAAATGCAAGACTTAATTGCAAAAGCTAAAAAGGGTTCAGGAAAATCGCAAGAAGAACTTTTGAAAGTATTCAGTAATTTCTTAACAAAGTATATTTCACTATTATATTATGGAAAATTTAATCTCAATGATTATGACATACGAAGGTTCATTTCTTTATTCATTAAAGATCCCAGCACAAGGTTCGCCCTCATGAAAAATAAAATGAGTGGGTCTAATATGCGAGTAATCAATGAATGTATGAGGGGTATTCATTATATGACGAAAAGATATGGAGACGAAGAGGACATAAGGCAAACTGTATATATGACCTTCTTTCAATGCATAGGGCGATATGAAAGAAAAGATTCAGCTAAAGGTCCAATTCCTTTTAGCGGTTTTTTGTATAGTTATTTTTTCTATTTATTAAAAAAGAATGTAGATACATTCCTTATTGATCAATTGGGCAGGAAGACATTCCCGTTACTGGACGACGATGCGACTAATGATGAGAGCGATGAAAACTTTGTAATCGGTTTCAAGGCAGATCCTGTGGAATATAGCATGGAGCAATTACTGGCTGCAGATAAAATTGATGAATTTTGGGTTCTAGGCGAGAAAAACATTGCGCCATTTGATAGACTAACGGTGCAGGAACGGCAACTTCTAAAATGGAGATATGTAGATGGGCAACGGTCCAGCGAAATATCTCAGAAAGTTAACGAACATCCGAATACAGTTAGAGAACATCTGTCTAAAATTAAAAATAAAGTAAAAGATTTAATTCTAGAAAATGATCTCAGTGAATACGCAATGCTAATTAATCTGGAGAAGAATTAATGAACTTACAATCAATGGAAAAATTGCAAGAACTATTGCAGAATTTTCTTGGACCTCAACTAAAAGAGGTCATCGAGGCTTACGCCGACTCAGAAAAGAGTAGTAAATATTTTGTAGAAATTCCAGAGGTTGATATCATAGATCTGGGAATAGATACTATTGCATCGCTAGTTGCTCGTACGTCTAACGTATATGGTAGAGCAGCGCGCTTTGCCGGTATGTCTAGGGCGCAATATAAGATCATAGAAGGTAATTATAAAAGAGTTTATAAATCAAATAGAGCCGGAAGAAATGAAGCTGAAAGAGAAGCTTCAGCTATGGCAGCAGCGGAATCGCAACATACCGAGATGATTACCTGTGAAGCAATTATGAGCCTAGCTGAAGCAATGGAAACATCAGCTAGAATAGCTTCAGAATCAGCTAGAAAGCTGATGGACAAAATGCAGTCCATGCAAATAGCTGCGTTTAGAGAAGAAAAGGGTTCCTATCTGGAATCAGATTTCAGCACCTACTAAAGGATTAACAATATGTTTATTGCCCATTATAAAAGTGTCAATACATCTGAAGAATTTTATTCTATAGAAAAAAAAGATCTTAATTTTCCAACACAAGTTGAATATAAAGGCAACAATTATCTATTGACAAAAACAATTCAAATATCATCAAGCCATATGAAAAATTTAGTAGAGTACGCAAAACGTTTTAATATAGACTATGACGTAAAGGTTGATTGAATAATAGTGTCTAAAATTTTAAGATCGGCTTTTCATATATGAACATAGAAGTATTTTGCGATGGAGCATCTAGAGGACAGGG